TACGGACTTTCTTGTAAAGTTTCGGATTCTTTACATCAAGATAAAAATCACCATTCGCTGCGGCACGAAGAGTACTAATATCTTTCTTGAATTTGATAGTCAGAGACATCGCTTTGATTTGTTTACCTTGTTATTATAGAGTGATTTGAGTTTTATGTCAAGTGTGCCAGTCATGAAACTGGCAATCGGGGTGACTGGGATCGAACCAGTGTCTTTTTGCTCCCAAAGCAAACCGTCTACCTCTGACTTACACCCCGTTATTTTATATAGTCTTCAATTAAAAGGAAAATAATAGAATCGAACTATCAGGCGTGAACCTGGCATCGCTTTCAAGGCGATTTACCAACCATCGGTGCTATCTTCCAATAAAAACTATCAACGGACATCAAAATCAAGTCGTCTTACTTTACGCTGACGCCTTGCTTCTTGGAAGGCAAGGTCTTCATTCGTAAGAACAGTAGACTTTTCTTTGGTACTCATATAGTTTATCATAACAACCTTTGATAAGTCAAGTGCAGCAACATTTTCATTATTGCGAATGGTTGCCATATTAGGGCATCCACACGCAACTGTTTTTCCAGACTTTCCTTCTATCTCACTTCCGCAAGACTTACATCTAATTTTTAAGTTTTCCATCTTTATAATTAATTATTCAGTAAATGAACGAAGCATCCAAACGAACTTGCCGTGTGCTTCGTTTAAATCATCAACAAGATTGACAGTTCCTCTTGACTTTTGTGCTTCTGCTTCTTCAGCAACTTCACCTAACATATCTATAATCTTTTTGTGTCCCTCAAGTAAATCTTTAATCATTTCCATTTCAGAAATATTAGTTTTTGCTTCCTCAACACCAGATACTTCCAGAACTCTAGATAAAGAGCTGATAGGTTTAATAGTCAAAAATCTCATATGTTCTGAGATACGATCAACTTCTTCTTGAATTTCTGCGTATTGGTCCCCAAACAAATCGTGAATCTGTTTAAAGTCAGGTCCTACAATATGCCAGTGATATACCCAAGTTTTTTGGAATAGCAAAAAAAGTGATGCCTGAGTATCACTTAATAATTTATAAAGTTTTTCCATTACACCAATACTTTTTAGGTATTTATAATGGGCGATACTGGGATCGAACCAGTGACCTAATCCGTGTAAAGGATCCGCGCTACCTCTACGCTAATCGCCCGTAAAGTCAAGACTGATTCATCATATATTCTACCGTAGTTGCTATATCATTCATAGCATCACGGAGATTTTCTCTTTGACCAGATTCTTGTTTACGAATTGGACGAGAACTATCACAGAGAGTCCACCTCCACTGATTCATTTCGGAGCAGAACCACAGATTAATTTTCATTCTTATAGTGTTCTAACTTAATCCAATTTATAAGAGCATTTACTTCCATCATCTTTTGTTCATCTTGTTTAATGGCGATATCAGAAGGAAGTTCTCCAAAGTTAATGATTAATGGAATTGTAGTTTTATAGTGTTCTAATGCTTCGATAGCAAGTTTTCTATCACGCTGGGAAATAAGAGACATAATCCTCCGAATGCTATTTTGATTATACTAAAGAAGGGAGTCGTTGTCAACTCCCTTCAATATCATTCACCAATAAGTTTCACGGCAGATTGTGCTCGTGATTGGATTGCGTCCTTGAGAGGAACATATCCAAGGTCATCAGCAAGTGCCTGTGCCTTATCACTCAACATATAATTAATTGCTTCTCTGATAGATGCTGCTTTAGGACCATTACCAGTCTTATAGGCAAGAACATAAGTCAAAGTGGCAATAGGATAAGCACCGCTGGCAGAAGGATTGGGATTTTGTCCAGCAAGATTTTTATCTAACTGAATACCATTCAGTGCCTTGGAACCAGAAACATAACTGGGGAGAACAAACTCACCAGACTTATTCTGAACTGCTGCTGCTTTCAGATTACCTTTCACAAAGGATTGGTTGAGATAACCAATTGAACCGGGAGTAGTTTGGAGAACACCAGCAACACCTTCATTACCTTTACCACCAACACCAACTTTCCAATTTACAGATTTACCGACACCAAGAGTCCATTCCTTGGAGAAGGACTGAAGTGACTCTGTAAAGGCAGCAGTGGTTCCAGAACCATCGGAACGGTGTGAAACATAAATCTTACCACCAGGACATCCAAGTTCCTTCCAGTTATCAATAGAACCCATAAAGACTGATACTACTTGTTTCTGAGTCAGTTTCAGTTTACAAGAAGGATTGTTATAGGCAAGAGCAATAGTTCCACCAACAATCGGAATTTGAACTACACCACGAGAAACCTTTGCTCTGTCCTTATCAGAGATGGGGTCATCAGTTGCTGCGAAGGTTACTGTTTGGTCAATAAATGCCTTACGACCAGCACCAGAACCAACTGCCTGATAGTTTACTTTAGGACCACCAGATTTGGCAAGAGTGGAAAACCATCGTTGGTAAATAGTTGCTGGGAAAGTAGCACCAGCAACAGCAAGACGGTCAACTCCGGCAAGTGCGACAGTAGGAGCAAAAGCAAGACCGGCAACAATAATATTTTTGAGTTTCATAAAAAGTGAATAACTACAGAGTAATTCTAAGGTAAAGGGAAGATAAAATCAACTAAGATTTGGTTAAGAAGTTCATAACATAAAAAAGCACCCAAAGAATGGGTGCTTACACTCAAGTTATAAGTGATTTATCAGAATGTGAACTTGGTCTGAACCACACCACCCCAAGAAGATTCTCCTTGATAACGGGCATTATTGCTCACATAGAAGATAGCAGGAGTGATGCTGATGTTGTCCGAAACTTGATACTTATAGAAGACTTCAAGCATCGCGGCATCTTCACCAACGAAGTCAGAATTACCGGGTTGACCAATAGCAACACCAGCAGTATTACCTTTGGCAAACACATCAGACCACTGAAGTCCAACGAACCAGGAATCAGAATCGGTGGCACCAGTTTTAGAACCTTTACCATCTACATCATTATATCCATAACCAACTGAGATAGAAGGAACGAATCCACTCTGAGAAGGTTGCCAGTAAGCATTCACAGCAACGCTATTGCTTTCCTGACCTGCGGCAAGGGCACCAGACCCGCCTCCAAGGGCGTTGAAGGTACGGACACGACTGCCTTCAGTACCATAACGGTAAGCAACGGCAGCACCCCACTGAGGAGCACGATAACCAACTTGTGTCATAAAGTTCAATCCACTATCTGAATTGAAGACACCAGTTTCAGTGTTATCACCATCTTGAGAGACATAGTTCAGACCAGCAAGGAAACCTCCCTGACCTTTTGGAACTTGTTGCTTCCATTGAGCACCAAAACCAGCACCAGTTGCCTTGTTATAGACACCAGAGGCACCACCAAGTTGAAAGAAGTCAAGGATTTCCGACTTATAAGCAGAAGGAACCCATGCCATCTCAGTGTTACGAACCAGAGGACCAGCAGTTAGAGTTACACTCTTACCAACTGGGAACTGATAGTACAGACGGTCAATCACAACTTGGTCGGCATAAGATTCTGCCTTATCAAGTTTGAAGAGTGAAGAACTGGAACCAAAAGGATCGCTACTGAAGTTACCAGAACGCAGACGAGTACGGAGCAAGTCCTTACCAGTGAAAGAGGTATCAAAGTTCAGACGAACATCATAGTTGAATGCAGTATTACCTACATCAACACGTTTGTTAGTTTCAAGACCAGGAACACCGCCAAGAATAAAGTTTACTTCACCTTTGAGTTTGGTAGTGGTTGAAAACTGAGTTGCCTGCAGTTGTCCAACTTTGTTCTCAAGACCATCTACACGAGAAGTGAGTACAGTTAGTTCTGTATCAAATTCAGCAAGAAGTTTTTTGAGTTCATCTGTGGTTTCAGTTACACGATCAAGGCAGGCATTCAGCAGTGCTGCTGCCTCAAAACGGGTCATTGCCTGACCACCTTTGTATGTGCCGTTAGGATAACCTGCTACGCAACCATAACGCTCTACAAGATTGCTAAGTGCCTGATATGCCCAATCAGTAGGTTGGACATCAGTAAATTGTGTAATGCTAGTGACTTGTTGTGCCGAAGCATACTTGTTGACATCCTCAGTATTGAGTTCTGCGGCATTCACAGCAGGAGCAACAAGACTCAGTGCAACAGGCACAAGCATCATTTGTTTGAAAAATTTCATATAGTTCGTTAAGATTTACAACTACGAAGTTTATTTAGCTCCCCTGATATTTTAGGGGAAGCGGATACACGGATTTGAACCGAGGATAAAAGTTTGGAAAACTCTTGTGTTGCCACTACACCATATCCGCAATGTTGAGAGTGGAAGGTTTCGCATCCTTCTACCGTATCCCTTATCGGGGTGCCTTACTTTTGGCATCACTCTCGGCGGGGAAATTATTTTTATTCCCCCAAGTTTTTGTTTGAGAATGACAATTGGGACAAAGAAATCTTAGATTTTCCATCCTATTATCATTAGAAACTCCGTTTATATGGTCTAATTGAAGAGAAAGTTTTTGTCCATTCCAATCAATTATACCACATTCGGAACATTTATATTTGAAAATTTCTTCTTTAATAATTCTATTCCTAAGAGTTGATCTATCGCAAGTAGAATTTTCACAAAACATTTCCTCAAAAGTATAAGGAATAGTGTTCCTACTTCTTTTTTTAAATTGAGGTTGTATATTGTGATGTGCAAAATCTTTTTTTAAAGTAGCATAAGTAGTGCTACTTTTATTAAGACCCAATCTCCTTACGACCTCAGCCATTGATTGAGATGCTTCAACTGCATTTAATAATTCAGTTTTAGTTCTCATTTTACTTAGCACATACACTTCCTATTTAGGGAAGTATGCTCCTCCACACGGACTCATGAATTATAAGACATAACGAATATTATGTCAAGCCCCTGATCCGATTTGAACGGACGACCAACGGTTTACAAAACCGTTGCTCTACCACTGAGCTACAAGGGCGGATGGGTATCGAGTGTCCGACACCCGCAGAAGACACTTTCTGCAAAAAACACCAAACCTTATTCTTCCTGTTTTTCAGGTAATTTCCAAATCGGTTGGGAGTTTCCTCCCGAAGTTTGTTTAGCGTTTTTGTTTTGGAAGACCCAGACATTTCCAGACCTTCCAACTCCCCGAGTTGGGCACGATCCAACAACCTCAGTGTTAACAGCACTTTGCTCTACCAATTGAGCTATCGGGGAATGATGGGGCAAGTGTGATATATCTCATAAGGATATAACAGGGACTTACCCTCGTTTGCTACCGGCATTCTGGTTTATCTTTCCAGTGCAAAGTAGCAAGCGTCCCGTGTAGGATTCGCACCCACGACCGATTCTTTAGAAGAGAATTGCTCTGTCTCCTGAGCTAACGGGACATAAAGGGACCTCCCTGTTTGAGCATCGTTGAGAGGCTTGGGAGGTGTGGGATTTATAAGAAGTTTGGACCTCCTCCACCCGTCAAACTACTATAAGGCATCAGGGCACTAAAGTCAACCCTTTGCTTCCTTACGGGCGTTCTTCTCTTCGGTAATCTCGCCTCTACGGGTCTTGACCAGTTTGGCAACTTCCTGAAGTGCCTTACGGGCACGAGTACCAGCGGCACTATTACCAGCAGTGAACTTTTCGTCTTCTACTTTCCACGCTTCAATAGCAGTCAGTAGTTCTTGTGATACAGACATAATAATCTCTATAAAAATAAGATATGTTTATATATACGACTTTTAGTTACATCCAGACACCCAAGGAGCACATAAACGCATTTCTCCACCGAGTGATTTACATTCTTCAGTATAACACACAGATTCATCTACAGGTTTCTCTGAAAATATTGGAGCAGGAATCTCTACGGGTTTTTCTCCAGTTTTTCTCCAATACTCATCAATTGCACTATCAACATCCCTCACAATTCTTCTTTTGAGTTTTTCATCATCTTTGATAATAAACTCATTTAGTATAGTTTGTGGAAAATATTTTCTTTGTATCTCATCCAGTAAATCCCAAAGTTGATTGCTAGGAATACTAGAGCACTGTGAGAGTATTACAATCACAGAAGATAATACGACTCCTATAATTGCATATTGCTTAATATCAGGTTTCTTCTTGCCGAAATTGAAATTGAACATAAAAAAAGGAGGGTTATGAGTGCCCTCCTATATTTATTCAATTTTTGTTTTTTTCTCTTTTTGCTTTTGCTTTTGCAAGTGTTCTTTGTCTTGCTGCTTCTCTTTCGGACATTGGAATATCAATATTCGTCAAAGCACCAACTCTTTCTTTTGGGGGTTCAATCTCTGCCTCACAAATACTCTCTCTCCACTCTTCACTCATATTCACCATAATAGATTCTGCTGCTTCTGGTGTTTCGGCATAACCCTCATCAAGAAGGTGTGAGAGAATGATGTCGTAGAGGTCATAACTATCGGCCATTTTTATTCCAGAAATACCATGTCCTTGCGCCCCACCAACTTGATATCTACCAGTTCCTGATGGAGAACCAACGCCTTGTGCTGATGAACCACCACCTCTTGAACTTTTGGTTGGTTTTACTTGTGGTTTTGTGGTTGAATTTGGTTTTCTTGGATCTGATAATCTATTTAACGCAGATGTAAATTCACCCATTCTATCTGTCATCCAATTTGATGTAGATCCTCTTCCCGGTCTAGGAGCACTAGAACCAGAAATACTACGAGGGTTTGGTTTTGTGGATGATGGTGTAGATGGTTTTGTTACTGTAGCAGGAGTTTTGGTAGGTAATCTAGATGAAAATGGTTTCCATTGTGAATTTCTTTCTGGAGAAAATGTGACACCTCGGCCTCCTGGTTTTATTTTCAGTCCACCTGGATCAAATGTTGGTTTTTGGAAAGGTTTATTTGGATTTTCAGTTGATTGTGAGACAACATTTGCGGTTCTTTGATATCTGGCATATTCTGGGGTATTGCTGGAAAATCTATCATTAGAAACTGAAGACAATCTCCCTTCAAGATTTCCCATACGAGTTTTTACTCTTGGCACATTTACAGGTTTCCAATCTTCATCAAGTTCATAAACTTCCATATATGCTTCTTGAAGATTGCGAAGTTCTTGTGCGTCCATTTTATGAATACTTTTTAGTTATTTATAAATCATACCTCGTTTCCATTCAACGCCGGTACATTCTTGCTGACATTATTATTTATACAAGAAAGGAGTGCCGAAGCACTCCAATCTCACCTGAAAAGTGTCAGCAAGTCAGGTATATGTATTTAGGAGTCAATCACAGTTAGAACTAACTTATTTGAGTAGTTATAAGCAAAATCAGTTCTTGCTCCTTTATGTCCCCACCCCAACCAAGTATATGCTAAACGCATATAATATTCAATAGGTTTTCCTGGGACTTTCAATCTATCTTCAATACCTCTCCATTGTGGTTCAGTAATAATATAACGAAGTTGAGTATCAAGTGTGGAAGGGTCTCCACCAATACGAGCAGCAAACTTACCAAGACCATTATATCTTGGAGCATCGGTAAATTGAATAAGACCATAACCACCACTTGTACAAGCACCATAAGACACTATAGCACCACCCTCACATACATTAGGAGTGAAGGTAGATTCTTGTCGGATATTGCCCATAATGGTTGCTATGGCATTTTTGTCAGTAATTCCACGATTCTGTAGAAATTCTACAGTCTTCGTTTCATTAGTATTACATCCTTTACAAATTAGTCTTTTTTCTTTTGGTTTAACTGGAGCAACCTCTCTGGTCGCTGTCTTTCGTGTAGGATCCTCTTGAATAATAGAGAATGGTGGCGGACCACTCACGGGTGGAGGAGGAAACACTTGGGGCAGTGTTGCCGTGCTGGTTGTAACCATTGCCAAAAGGGGAAAGGCTACAGTAAAAAATTGTTGCATTAATTTTAATAGAATTCGGCATCCGTATAGAAGAGGGGTATACCACCTCTCTCGAAGGGCATCTTCCACGGCTCTAAGTGTCACATCACAGACTCATTATGACAAAACCCACCTTTTGAGTGGGTTCCTTTGCATTATATGAGATTATTTAGGTTCTGTCAAGTGTGCCAGTTTGAGAAGTGGTTGGGGGGTGAATAAGTCTCCCAAGAATCTAAATACTTCAAACTGCTTTTCACATTTTATGCCACGAGAGTGGAATACACCTCATAGAGAGCACTGGAATACACCGATACACAATATTCTAAAGGCAATAGATAATCACACTCACGAGTACTTCAGGAGTGGTGATGAATGGCATCTAAATAAGGCACAAGAACTCAGAAAATATGTTGCTGAGTTGAAGGAATGGATACATAAAACCGAAGGACGATTATGAAATTCAAATATCCAACACTTGATAATATAGTTCCTGTGATGGTTGCATTTGTAGCAACAGCAATTGTCGGAATGACTTTCACAAATTATGTAATATGTAATTTCAAAGTGATGAGTAGTTTACATTATCTGTATCTGGTAAAGGCATTTGATAAAAGTGGAGCAAAACCTCCAAGTAAATGTGACGATAATACATCAGAATCAATTCAAGTTTTGATGTCTCTTCTGGCAACTATTATTGCTTTGAAGGCAAACTTAAATAAAAAACCTGAAGAAAAAGAAAATGACTGACCCAGTATGGAGTGTAAATATACTATTAGGTATTGGACTTGCCGGTGCTGCTTATATCATTTACTATATACTTAAATTAGCATACGAAGAAGATAATGTATCACTATAAAATCAAGAAGATAGAAAGAATTGTTGATGGTGACACATTAGATGTTTCAATAGATTTGGGATTCAATCTTACAACTGTTCAAAGAGTTCGTCTCAAAGGTATTAATGCCGCAGAAACAAGAACCAAAGACCTTAAAGAAAAAGCAGAAGGTCTTGCGACAAAAGCGTGGTTAGAAAAAGAACTGTCCCGAGAAGGTGAATGGGTAATTGAAACTTTCAAAGAAGATAAGTATGGAAGGATACTTGGCACTCTTTATTTTGTTGACGATCCAGTCACAATCAACGAAAGGATGTTGAACGAAGGTATTGCCAAACCTTATTCAGGATGACCATAATTTTGCTTCTGCAACTCTTCTTCTTAATAATCCTGCTTCAACATTAGTTCCAGGATTACGATAGAGTTTAAGTGCTTCAGGAACTTTATCCCATTCCTTATTCTTTAGGACTCTTGTAATAGTATTGAAGTCAGGATGACCATAAAAATCTCCGAGATTGTAAGCAAAGGATAAAAGTGCTCCGCGTTGATTGTCATTCATCTCACTCCAGTAAGGTATTTTTTGAAGAGCAGGAATAAACTCCCGGCGAAGTTGATAGTAGAACAAATCATCTGCTTCTTCTTGAGTAATTTTATTCCCAATCATAAATCGCGTTCCATCCTTTCTACGAGTGCTGCCCCACCCAATCGTGATGGGCAACCCACCTGTAAGAGGATCATAATATGCTTTGAGATGACAATCTTCAAATTCCTTGATAAGGGCAACACCTTGAAGTGGTAGTCCATCAAGTGTTGGTTCTATCTTTTGGTTTCTATAAATCCTAGCAAACTCATCCAATATTTCTTTGTGAACTGATGCCTGAAGAAATGCCCAGGCACGATTTTGATGCTCTAGGTCTTTATGGTTTTTTGCAGCATCTACAAATTTGATAGTCATTTGAAAATCCTTCCCCAACCAGTTTTATCTTTATTATTTTCTAACCAACGATACTGAAGGTCTGACTTCTTATATACGGCACCTTTACCATTCGTGACTGCTCCTGTGTATCCATCATTCAAATCCCCATATGGGTCATTACAGATATAAGATTTTCCATCAGGACTTTTTCCTATTACACACAGCATATGCCCGCCAGTAGGAGAAGATAAAGTGCCACGATGGAGTATGCCAATAACAACGGGTCTCCCAGCAGACAACTCACGATCAAGGTCAGCAAACCCAAGATTATACCTAAACTCAGACTTAACTCCGTAAGAAGCAAGAACTTTGGTTTGAACTGAGTGGTCAGTTGTATCACCGACTGCGAATACTTTCTGAACATAAGCATCATCACCTTTTGCTCCTACTAAAGTTCCTGGTTTAAAATACTCAAGGCACATAGCACAGGAAGAACTATTACAAGTACGATTAGCGTCTCTATAATTATCTGTTTGAGGATAGTAAGGAACATTCAAAATTCCTGGAATTACTACTTCTAGTTTTGTTCTAAAAATCTTCACCCAATTAGCAGTATCCTCCATCAGGTCTGGAGATTTACCCACCAAATCTACTTCAAGTTGCTCTACTGCCGCAACGTGTTTTGGATTCTTTGGGTCGTAGTACTGAAAGAAGTTATGAAGGTCTATTCGCATTATTAGTCTCCTAAGTATTCAAGTGAAAAAACATCGTGTTCTGAGATATCGGGGTTCATCCATTCTCTAAACTCTGCCTGAATTGCCTGAGCGTCTTCGACACTCTTATCTTCACATAATGTATGTATGCGATCAACTGCCCAATCGTGAGAAGACCTAAGAGTTTGTTCCAGTAGCGTCATCATAATAGTCTTTCCGAAAATATCTAGAGAGAATATTGCTATTATAGTATGCCGGAACCCCAGAGTCAAGTGATTCGGTCAGTACATTATTTAGAAAAAGTTGTCTTGTTTCCTCAAAGTTACATTTACCTTTTGTCTTATGAAGACTTATAATTTCTCTACTGAAGAACTCCTTGCCGTATTTGATTATATCTTCTTTTAATTCTGGGCAAGAACCATAATAATTTTTCCAATCAGATTCTGACTTTACTTTTCTCTTTTTTCCTTTTGGGGTTCTGAACTGCCAAAGGTACTTGCGTCCAATATAATTTCTACCGGTGGTCTTACAGGATATGAGATATACGAATCCAAAATAATCTTCTATATGGTTTGATTCAAAAATCTCCCCATTATATCTCCAAGGATTCTCATAGCTCATTTAGTAGTCTTATAGAGCTATTATTTATCCTTCAACGGAGACAAACCTAGTCTAGCAATAAAAAAGCACCTTGTCAAGAGGTGCTTTGAGTTATGTTAGGATTTTAGATTATAAACCTAACATTTTCTTCAGTTGTTCTCTTTTTGAATCTTCACGCTTATTGCGTTCTCCAAATAAATCGTCTCTACGACTTTTTAGACGACCTCCCATTCTTTTTGCCTTCTCTTCTCTTTCGCCTCTTGGAAGTTTATTCAATCCTTTACTTCTACCTTGATGTTGATTATCAAGAACATTTTGTGCTTTATAAGTCGTCTTTACACCTTTATCAATTTGCTTATCAGATTGGTCTGCCGCTGTCTCAACAATAGTTCCAATAGTTTCGGCATCCATTACCAACATTACATAATTTGCCTCTTCTACGGTGTCTGTGTGCCCTTGTGAGAGGAGATACTCAAGCACAAGGTCATAGGCATCATATCCATAAGAGTCGGTAGTAAATGTCTTTTTACCAGTATCATCATAAGTTACACTACCCTTTTTTCCACCAAGAGTTGCTGCATATTTTGTTCCGGAAGTAACTGTTCCTCCTTTACCACCGGCAGCGTTCACTACTTTCCCTGTGGATTCTCCAGGTTTCTCTGAAGATGAGGGTTCTACTTTTGCAGATGGTGTTGCTGGTTCTCCTCTAAGTGCTGGTCCGAGTTTTCTTGTTTGCTCCAAACCTTTACCTACTGCTGTTCTTCCAGCTCCTCTTGTAAGTAATTCATCTGCTGTTAATGCACCAAGACCAATAGCTCCATACTTTCCACCCTTAGTTACTACATTTTTTAATACAGGTTTTGCTCCAACCTTTGCTACATTTAATCCTCTTGCCCCATAACCTAATAATGCTTTACCTACAGCTGCCCAATTCTCAGTTACATAATTCTCATACATCTCTTCCCAAGTATAATCACTTAGATCATAACCTTCTTCTAAAAGTGAATTAACCCAGTTCTCAACTTCTTCCCATACTTGCTCTTCTGTCAATTCTTGGGGAGCATATACTGCTTGATATGCCTCCATCAAGTCTACAATTTCTTTTGACATATGAATAAACACTATTTTCAATTATTTATAAAAATTAACCTCCCGGCTTCAATTTAACACCAAGTTGTTTGTTACGAGAAGCATCACTTGTAGCAGCTGTCTTAAGTTTTGCGGCAGCAAGTTTAGCATCATTTGCCTTATAAGCACCGGCAAATAAAGACCTACCAACTCTTTCTAATGGATTGGATGATGTCTGAGCAAGAGATTTTGTATCTGGTTTTTTATAAACTGCTTTTCCACCTTTATATGCAAGATATCCGACACCCTGCTTTCCTGTTTTTGGATCCGTAACAACAGAAGTCTTACCCAATTGAGCGGTTTTTCCGCCACTTGTAATCGTATTCTTTTTAGTATCAAAGGAAGTCTTTCCGCCGGTTCCAACTAATGCACCACCAGATTGACTCTTACGATTATCAGTTGCAATTTGCTTTCTTCCTACTGCATTTGCTCCGGCAACAGTATCAAATGCCTTACCTGCAGCAGCGGCTCCTGCTGCTTGCCCAGCATATCCACCGACTGCGGTTCCAACTGGACCAGCAAGAGATCCTGCAGCACCACCGGCAATACCACCACCAACAGCTCCTAATGCTGATGCTGTGCCTTTGGCTAGAGATCTTAACCACCCAGAACCCCTAGATTTCTCAACTGCGGTATCAACTACACCGGATAAAACACCACCAGACTTCAATCCCGGAACACTACCAGGTTTGAAGTTTTTAATATTTTTTGCATTATTTTTTACCGTCTGAAATGCACCGGGACCTTTTCCTGGATTTGTTGTGCTTCTTGGAGTTTCAGTTCTTCCAGTACCAGGACCTCTGTACTGATTTGGGTTTCTTCCGGAAGATGGGGTTGTGGTTGAACTTGATGGAGGAGGTGAAGATGTTCCTCTTCCACCACTTCCACCAGAAGGTTGTGAAGGTGGAGTGGATGATTTAGGAGGTGTTTTAGTTTGTTGTGTCGTATCAGAAGGTTGTGAAGGTGGAGTGGATGATTTAGGAGGTGTTTTAGTTTGTTGTGTCGTATCAGAAGGTTGTTCAGGTTGTGGTTGAGGTTTTCCACCAAAAGGAGAATCTGCTTTGTTACCACCAGGAACTGTAGTATTCTTAGACCTATTACGCAATAATTCTTCTTTAGCTTTTCTTCTAGCCTCTGCTCTTTCCTTATCAGGATCAAAACCCCTTTTAAGGTCTCTTTGTCTTATTCTTTCCTGTTCGGCAGCATCTCCAGTATATGTAGCGTCTTTTACAGCATCTCGTGCCTCTATCATAAACTCTCTAAAACTTTTCATTTATTTCTTACTTTTTTAGTTATTTATAAAAAAACCCCTCCTGGTGGAGAGGTCTTGTGATTACTTGAAAAATAATATCAACCTTCTTTTTTTGGCATTTTAGCACCAGAAGTGTGCCTTTCAGTGCCTGCAGCATCTCTATAAGTTTCTCTTTCTCTTCTTGGTGTTACATAACCTACTCCAGGGACATTTCCAGTTTGTCCTCTATCTCTGGCAGCATTTCTTTCTGCTGCTCTTTTCGCTGCTCTTTGGCGATTCTTATCGTAGTTGTCACCCTCATTTAAAATACTCTCTCTCCACTCTTCACTCATATTTGCCATAATAGCAAGTGCCGATTCTTCAGTATCGGCATAACCTTCATCAAGAAGATGACCTTTGATTACATCAAATGGGTCAAAATGAGAAACCATACTGCCGGGTTTTTTGGAACCAAGTGTAGGTGCCTTTGGTGTGGATGGAGTTGGGGTTGTTTTTGCAGCGGCAGGAGTTGGACTAAATGCTGGTGGTTTTTCCATTACCTTAGCAGCAGTTTGTTGAAGTGCTCCACCAGCAGACTTTGCTGCCTGAAGTGCTTTCTCTGGAGATGCTCCCGATGCTCTTGCCGATTGTGCTGCCTTCAATTCGGCAGATGTTGGAGTCCTTCTCTCAAAGGTAGTGCCCCCAAGTTTACCCATTGCAGGTCCTGCTGGTTTTGTGGGTGTTGGTGATACTTTAGCGGGAGCACCGGCAGAAGGTCTAGGAGCACCGCCAGAAGGTCTGGCGGCAGCGGGTGCTGGTGCTGCTGGTTTTGTGGCAGGAGCAGGAGTTCTAGTGATGGGAACAGGAGTAAGTCCAGGAGTTCTATTGGCAGGAGCGGCAGGAGCAGGAGTTTTTACTTGTGTGGATGGGGGAGCATATCTACCAAATCCACCAGTATTTTGGAAAGTTGGGGATGCAGGTTTCCTTGTTGGTTGTCCGTAAATACCTGTAGTTCTTGGTGTGGCGTCTGCACCGGAACTTGTTATAGATTTAATGGCATTACCTACAGCAGTATCTAACTTATTAGGTTTAGTTTTAGTATTTCCCCCCAGATTAGTTCCATAAATTTCTTCCAAATACTCTTCATACATCTCCTCCCAGGTATAATCACTCAGGTCATAACCTTCTTCAAGAAGTGAATTGACCCAGTTCTCAACTTCTTCCCAAACTTGCTCTTCGGTGAGTTCTTGAGGAGCATATACTGCTTGATATGCCTCCATCAAACCATATGCATCAGTACCAGTAAGTCTAGACATCTTTTCTTATAAGTTCTTTATAGTTTTATTTATAAAAAAAGAGAGCCTCAAGGACTCTCATTAGTTTTATTATTCAACCAAATATAAGAATAGTCGTGGTCTCCAAAAAGCACATCATCATATTCGGCAGCATCCTTATAAGATTTTATAATTTCTTCTTCACACCACTCATCGTAATTTCCATCACTATTGAGTATTTTTGGTGTCACAACTTGAATCCGGAGAAAGTATTAGCACCAACATCCTGTTTAATACCACCAATCACATAGGATTCTTTTTCCGTTTCCATAGGTGCCTCCTGAAGTTCTCTTGAATTCAACCAGTGTGAGGTCCAAGGAAGAGGATTATTCTTCGCAGGAATATCATAAAGTGGGCGAAGACCAATTGCCTTCATTCTGCGGTTGGCAGTCCATTCGACATACTGGCAAAGAAGTTTATCATTCAGACCAATCATAGAACCATCCTTGAACAAATATTCTGCCCAGAGTTTTTCTTGATTGACTGCATTCTCAAAAGTCTTATAGACCCACTGCTCTTCTTCCTGTGAGATTTTCTTCATATCAGGGTCATCACCCTCCTTCCATTTGTTGAGAATGTTCTGAGTAATGACCAAGTGCTGACTCTCATCACGGGCAATTAGACCGATGATTTTTGCACTTCCCTCCATAAGTTTGAGTTCGCCAAATGCAAAACTGCAAGCGAAACTGACGTAAAAGCGAATACCTTCAAGAATATTAACGTTTGCAACTGCTCTGAAAAGTTTTCGTTTGAGTTCATATCTTTCTGCCTGTGCGTAAGGAACTGATTCTTGGGCGTATTTCCAAAGTTCAGAAGTTCCATAATGTTGAGCACTATTGATGAAATCATTATATGCTTCGGTGACACTCACGGCACGTTCTAGGATTCTTTCATCACGAAGAATTGTATCAAAGACATCCGCAGGGTCCGAATAAACATTCTTAATGATATAGGTATATGAGCGACTATGAATCATCTCCATAAACTCCCAGACCTTCATACATGCTTCCAATTCAGGAAGAGAGCAGTAGGGAGCAAATGCCATACCGGGACCTCTTCCCTGAACCGAATCAAGCATAATCTGATATTTCAGATTACTGGTGAAAATATGTTTTTGTTCTGGACGTAATGTTTGATAATCACCACGATCTTTCTGAAGAGATATTTCTTCAGGTCTCCAAAAGTATCCAAGTTGTTGCTGAGTTAATTTATCAAAGATTGGATACTTGTAAGAATCATAACGCTGGATGCCCAGAGGTGCTCCAAAAAACATCGGTTGCTTTTTAGTATCTACCTCTTCAGAGTTAAAAACTGTCATTTGATTGACCACATTCTTCTCCGCTAGTTTTGTCTTAAAGTTAAAATCCATAATTTTTATTCTCTAAATTAACTCACACTTTTATATTTACTCAGGTCAGATTTTGCAACTTTCACAGTCGTTTTCATCAGAACTCATAATGTCATTCAGGAGTGATTGAAGGTCTTCTTTTGATTCTTCAACCACTTCATCGGTCTTAATGTCATAAGTATTCTGATAATAACTTGTTTTCCATCCCAATTTGTAAGTTGTAAGAAGGTCTTGTGCCATCACCGACACAGGTACTTCATTATTGGGATAATTTTCTGGATTATATGACCAGTTTCCAGAAATTGCCTGATCAAAGAACTTTTGCATAACAGCAACAATATTGATATAACCAGTATTGCTAGGCATATCCCAAAGAAGCGTATAGTTGTTCTTAAGAGTTTGATACTGGGGTACAATCTGTTTGAGCGGACCCTTCTTTGATTTCTTAATGGACAAGTATCCCCGAGGTGGTTCAATTCCATTTGTTGCATTTGACACAACGGAACTGCTCTCCGAAGGCATTTGTGCCGACAGTGTTGAGTTCCGTACTCCATATTGCTTAACTTGTTCCCTAAGACTATCCCAATCATATTTCAAATTATTCGGAACAATTTCATCAACATCTCTCTTGTATGTATCAATCGGTAGAATACCCTGACCATACTTGGTACGATGAGAATACTCACAGGCACCTTTTTCTTTCGCAAGATTTACGGTTGACTTAATCAGATAATATTGGAATGCCTCACTCAAGTCGTGAACCAGATTCCAAGATGCAGGATCCTCATATTTGACGCCGTGCTTAGCAAGGAAGTGTGCCAAACCAATATAACCTATCCCAAGTGATCGGCGCCTCTTGGTGAAGTTCTCTGCTGCCTTTACGGGGTAATTTTGATAGTCAATAATCTCATCCAAAGCACGAACAGAAAGATCGCAAAGTTCTTTCATATCATCAAAGTGCTTTAGTTTTCCAACATTTATCGCAGATAGAATACAAGTTGCGACTTCTCCATTCTCATCATCAATATGCTGTATTGGAGTCGTGGGTTCGGTGATCTCCATACAAAGGTTACTCATATTAACCTTATCCAGATAAGAACTATGAGAGTTGCAGTGGTCAATATTCATAATGTAAATACGACCGGTCTCTGCTCTTTCCTTCAGAAGATCCAGAAAAAGTTCTTGTGCTCCAATAGTTTTTCTTGGAATAGACTCATCTTGCTCCGCATTTACATATATCTCATCGAATGAATCTGTACCAAAAGCATCATACAATCCGGGAACTGAGTGTGGGGAGAAAAGTGTGATCTCCTGATTCTTGATGAATCTTTCATAGAACAGTTTGGATATTTGAATTCCATAATCCAATTTACGAACACGATTATCTTCAGTTCCTTTGTTATTTTTGAGAACTAGAATGTCTTCTATTTCTTGGTGCCAGATAGGAAAGAAAACTGTAGCAGAACCACCTCTGATGCCGTTCTGAGTGCAGCATCGGACAGTTGCTTCAAACTTCTTAAGGAAGGGCACCACGCCTGTGTGTTGTACCTCTCCGCCTCTGATTTTGCTGTTGATGCCACGAATTCTACCAGCGTTAATACCGATACCAGCCCTTTGTGAGAC